GTAATCGCGTATCGCGCCAGAAGTGCCTATAAGAGCGGCGAGTGCGGCGAATGACTTGTCGGAAAATCCGAGCATCATAAAAGTAGCTTTTTTCTGCTCGTCCGACATACCAGCGGTAGCGTTTTCTAGATCTGCGGTGATGTCGGCAAGGTTGCGCATCTCGCCAGCTTGATCGAATACGGCTACGCCAGCTTCATCGAAAGCTTCTTTATTGTCAATCGCCTTAGTCTGAAGATCGCGGAGAACAATGCTTAGCCCTGTTCCTGCTAGTTCTGCCTTGATACCCTGATCTGCTAGCGCCGCGAGAACAGCGACACCTTCTTCGACATCCTTACCTACGGCACGCAGGGCTGGACCAGCCTTAGTGGTTAGGGCTGTGGAAAACTGCTCAACTGATGCGTTCGCTAGCGTATTGGCTTTTACCAGAACATCGCTGACCTTGGTCATATTCGCCATATTCGCTACGGCATCATCGCGGATAGTCAGACCAAGGGCGGACTGAGCATCTGTCAAAAGATCGGTAGCTCGCGCCATATCGAACATACCTGCTTGCGCGAATGCGGCTACTCGCGGCATAGCAGCTACGGAGGCTTCGGCATCCAAACCTGCGCTGGCTAGATAGAAGTATGATTCGGCGGCTTGTTCGGCTGAGAATGTTGTCGTTTTCGCCATCTCGCGTGCGGCGTTCGACATCTCAGTTTTCATCGCATCGCTGACATCACCCATAATCGCAAGCGACTGGGTCATTGCACCTTCGAACTTAGCGAACTCCTGAACGCTCTTAGCCGCTAGCGCGGCGGTAGCTATGGCAACAGCACCGAGGGCAATCTGGGCTTTTTTAGCGAAATCATCTAGAGCGCGTGTGGCTTTAGTCATTCCCCGAGGATCGTAATCCCCGACAATCTTGATTTTTATAGCCATTAGTTATCCTTGACTTCGATGTTGTAGCTGGTTTCTTTGGCGAAGTTATCTATAATTTTCCAAACCTTTTGGGTGATATACGGCATACGCCTAACCAAGCTCTGAAACGCGTAGCGACCTCCTACGCCTGCCGTGTGATTTTCTGGCAGGTGTCTATCGAGCATCGCGCTAAACGCCTCTCCCTGTCCATTCTGGCGCGTTCCGCGCACGCTTCTGCCGTTGCGCTCAAAGGATCGTGACATACCACCGATACGAGGTGGGCGTATACCTGCTAGCTCCGCATAATCGTAGCCAAACTTTTTGCCGACACCTGTTGCCTTGATAGCTACTAACGCACTTTTGCGGCTAGTCAAGCGATCTATGTCCACAGCGGCTTCGTTCCAAGCGGAGCGCCCATCGTGGAACATACCGATCTTGCGAACAGATTGCAGCATCGGAGTGACTTCAGAAATAACACGCTTGACCTTGGCGCGATCCTCGGCGGTTGCTGAGCGCAGGCGATTACGCAAGCGCGGTATAAGCGTTTTCTCGAAAGTGTTGATCTCGCGTATAGCGTGCGCCAACCCAGTAATCTCCATCGGCTTTGCCATACGACTATTGTAACGGCAACGAAAATTAGCGTTGTCGCGGCGGCTGGGCTCTGTTCACTAGATACCGATACATTGTCCAAAGCATACGGTCATCTAGTTGTAATAATTCGCGTGGGCTAATCCCAGTTTCTACTGCGATACTGGCGATATACCAATGGGCGGAACTATCGCCTAGCCCTCGGATTTTGGGTCACCATCACCAGCGCCCACATTTTCAATAGTCTCTAGCCACTTCTCGAAGCTATCTTTAGTTTGCCCAGTTCGCTTTTCGCTGTGCCAAGCTAAATAGTAAAGGTAGCTGATCTTAGGATCTGTTCCGATTGTCGAAACCGAGACATTGAATTTATCTTCGAATGCGACCATATCGGCAGCGTTAGCCACAACTTCGCGACTAACGCCGCCTCCATAGTCAATGTGCAGGTTTATTTTCATATTCTTATAGTAACAGAATTACGCGGTTGCGTAGCTAACTTCGCCAGTTGTCGGGAAGGTAACTGAGAATGTAGCGAGGTCACCGACAGCGCCCGAGATCGGGGTAAAGCTGTTGATAAGAACCTCGGCGGTGTATTGCGGCGTGGTCGCGCTAGCAGCGGTTCCGTTCGCAGCAATCATAGTTACAGTTCCGATTGTTCCGACTAGGTCTTGGAAGGTTGCGGATACTGCGCTAGCTCCGTAGTCGTGGTGGAAGTCGAGAGAAACCGAACCAGACTTTAGTCCACCGATTACCTCTGTCCAACCCGAGCTACCGAAGTCAGTCACATCCACTTCAGCGGCGTTGATAACTAGTTCTGCTCTGGCTACCGAGCCGCTGATGTCAGTTCCGTTTAGTGTGACCTGCGTTCCGGTCGCAACAAACTTTGCCATCTTATCTCCTTATACATAAACAGCGACTAGAAAATCTGCCGCTAAATAGGTCGTGTCATTTAGTTGTATCGAACCCACATCTGGCATTGATTCAACAACTAGGTCATCAACCACGCCATCAAGTGTTCTATTAGATTCTACAGCCACTTTGACACTTGAATTTCCGACTGGATTGACATAAAGATCTAACGCTCGTTGCGCGTGGCGCTCGGCAGCGCGACCGACAATAACCTGAATTGTGAAATTGTATTTAGTGCCTAGTCGCATATCTTGGTGATACTCGATGTTGTTTAGCGCGATCATTGCGACTGGCGGCTGTGGGTTATCTAGGATTTCATCACTCACGCGCAATCCACTAATAGTCGCTAGATTGGTGGCGATCCCTGCGCGAATGTCAGCTAGCGCAGCCATTATGCCATCCGTAGCCTGCGGTATGGCGCGAGGATCGAAGCGACATCTGGGTCAATCCGGCTAACCCTAATGATTCCGATGTCACCTACACCTGCCACACCAAGAGGGCTGTCGTAACGCTTGTATTGGCGTTGGCTCAAAATAATGCAAGCTTGCTCAATGTCGCTAGGCACCGAAGCCCAGCCGAATGTGCCGACTACCTGCACAGTTGCTTCGCCGCCGCTAGTCGGAAAAAGATAATCGCCAACTGCGCGGATCTGTGTATAGCTCACATCCATACCACCAGCGATACGGTTTAGCGGCTCTAGCTGATAGTCGGTGCTTGTCCAAGTTGTGTCAAAAGAACCATCCACATCGGAGCTAGTCTTTAGCGTAGTCAAGCTAACTAGGTCATCGATTTCACAAACATAGCTGTCATTCGGCGTATAGATCCTTGTCGTTTCCGTGCTATAAAAGCGGCGCTCGCAATGCCCATCTATTTGACGAGAAGCTGATTCAATCGCGGTTTCGATAAGTGTGTCATCTACATTGTCGCTAATTCGCATAGCGGCTTTGACTTGTGCGAGGGTCGCATAACCATTAGTAATTGCCATTTGGGAAACTCCTTAGGCATCTATTGTAGCGCGTAGTCGTTTCTTTACCTCGGTGCTACTTATGCCCTGCGTATAGGGCAGATACGCCAGCCCTATGCCTTTTGCCTCTAGCCAATCTACATCAAACTGCATTTGCGCACAGTAATCTTTCCGCATCCAGTCTGTCCCGATTGCCACTAGATCGGGCATTACAGATAGTATCGCTGGCTTGCTATCCGCGCCGCCACTATTAGGTATCACGCGATCTACATAACGGCAAGCAGACAAGACCGCTAGCCGCTCGGCATAAGTCATAACTGGGGGATTCTTTTTATACGCCGCGATAAATTCATCCGTGTTTAGGCTAACTACTACCTCGCCCATCTGCGCGCACTTCTTTAGAAACTCGACGTGCCCAGAGTGAAACAGATCGAATGTTCCACCTGTATAGATCCTTAGTCCCATCTGTTTTCCCTTCTAACTTTTAGATCCCAGCCGCGCACACCAAAATCTTCAGCCACTACTTTGTTAGTGAGTATAGATCTGTTACGCGCAAAGGTTCGATTGTTTTGTTCTGAATAACCGCTACGCAAAGTCGAACTGTTGTCGTGATGAACTCGCGCATCTATCTTGTGAAATGGCACTTCGAAATGCTTGAGCCGCCGCTCGTAATCGTCATCGTCGTAATAAATCGGGTAAAACACCTCATCCCACAAGCCAGCTTTCATCACCGCAGTAGCCGTAGGAACAACACACGACCACGCCGGATTTACATCAACAAAATTGAATGCGTCTAGATCTACCTCGGCGGCGATCTTGGCTAGAGCGCCAGCTTCAAAATAGCTGTCATCATTAGGCAGAACCCAGTAGTCGGCGTATGGCGTGGATTTTATAATAAGATTCCACGCACCATTAGCACCTAAACCATAGGGCACTCGAATAATCCAAGAGTTTTGCACCCAAGCAGGGATCTCAGGCAGCCACGATTTTTTTCCTGAGTTGTCCACGATAACTAGATGTTCTATCGGGTAGTCTATGCTTTCTAACAATCTGTCGGCTAAGTCGAAGCGTGACAGAACCGCGAAGCCTAAGACTGGGACAGGAGTTGCTTCAGCGTAGGCATCCACTTATCAAACCACACTTTCTCAGTATCAAAGTCTTTAGCGAAAGCTCTAGCGCTGGCGCTTCTAGTTTTGCCTTGGTTATAGGCATCCTCTAGTGCCTGAACTATCGAAGGAACTTTAGGGATTTGCCACCAAGCCTTTTGTGCGCTGTCCCATTGCGGCTGCCCATCCACTAGCCAGCCATCTTCGGAAACTAGATTTTTACTAGCAGCCCAGTCTGAACCGATTACCCTAGTGCCGCAAGCTTGCGCCTCTATAGTCGGAACACCAAAGCCCTCGCCCATACTAGGCGCTAGTAAAACATCCATACCGCTGTATAGCGCAGACATCATTTCATCTGCGACACCGAAACGATAGTCGGCAGGATCGGGGAACATCACATCATCTTTACTTAGACCGCAAGCGGCAATCAGATCTAGCAAGTTCCAGCCGTTGGCCATACCCAGCGGTTCTGTGTGTAGGTATAGGACTGAGTCAGGGTGCTGTTGCTTGAAAATTGAGAAAGCCAAAATGTTTTCGCTAAAGGATTTGCGGTGAACTAGCCCACTAGCTTTGTTAGCCGCGACCATCCCGACAACGAACTTATCTTTAGCATCAAAGTATTCCGCGATCGGTTGCCCATTAGGCAGCGTTTCGCGTGGCTTGAAAACTTTAGTATCAACTGTGTGGGGAATGTAGCTGTGTTCTATGCCTTTCGCCTCTAATAGCTCAGCTCCGTTAGGTGCCATCACGATCGGGTGAACATTATCTCTAACCAACCATTGCTCAACCTTTGGCGGAATGGTCATATGATCTAGCGGAACCCAGCTTCCGATTTGCCGTATCTCTTGATAACGCGGATTTGTCAGAACCCAAACATCGTAAAGGGTCAGCATTAGATCGGGCAGGTCGGGATACTTAGCCGCCCAAGTTAGGTGATCGTTCGGCGCTACATCATTAGAGTAGCCATCTAAGCCGCGAGGAAAATGCGGGATCTTCCCGTATGGGCTGTCGAGTTCGTCATAGCGACCTTCTAGTCCGTAGTTGCTTAGAGCGGCAACCTCTAGTCCGTGTCGCTTTAGGCGATCTACTACCTGCTTAGCCTGAACTCCGTATCCAGTTGATACTCCGGGGGTGTTCGACCAAAAGGTAACTGCGCCTTGTAGTTTCTCAGATTTGCGTGGATCTTTTGTGGGCATAGAAACAGCCTAGCAAAAAGAAACCCCAGAGAGAGCCACCCACACAACAACTCTCTCTGGGGAATCGGTTTCAAAGGTTAGCTATTAGCTAGCGCCA